GCCAGCTGGAGCTTGAAGGAGCAGGCAGAGTGCCAGAAGAAAATGACTGTCTCTTTAGAAAACATTGACTCCTCCCTTCGAAGAATCTGTTCCCTATGCCAGTCAACTTTTGGTCCTCAAAAAAAAGTAGACGTAAGTGGGCATGTCCCTTCACAGGAGACAGACGAGATTCCATTCTAGAGCAGATTTTTTTGAAAAATTAAATGAGAAAAGCCAAAAGAGGATATGATAGATGAAATGTTTTAACAGGTTTATGAAAAAAGCCAGAGAACCAGAAGAAGTTTCAGAAGACGAGTTGTCCAGACTGGAGGAAGAGTTTGGGAGGGAGGAGACAGGACATAAAAGAAAAATAAAAATCCCCATGCCTCCAAAAGATGCTTGTTGGGTCATCTCCTACAGGCTAGGAACATCAGAGGAAAAAGAGGTAGTAAAGAAGACAAGTCAATACAGGACGGGGAGATGCTATAGACATTGTTCGAACAAATGCTTTCATACCTTCACTGGAATGGTCGATCTCTTCATAAAATCACGTCTTCTGCTTAGGAGAGATGCAGCCACAGAGAGCCAGGCAATATATGACGAGTATGTGGAGTGGTGTGAAAAAAGTGGGAAGGAGATCGCTATAAAAGATAAGCCTCATTTTTTTGCAGAGTTTAACCATGTGTTGAGGGGGAGGTTATCAGTGTATAGAGGAACATTAGATGGTAGGATGTGCTATAGGGGGGTGGCGTTAAAGAGTTGCTATTTTGAGAAAATTTAGTGGAAGACCTATCAGATAAACAGTTGGAGTCTTTGAGGGACTCCAACTCTAGGATAAATATTTGGGAAGGTGCTGTTAGATCAGGGAAGACATATGTCAGTCTCTGGCGATGGCTAAAAGAGCTCACGTTTGGCTCTCCTGGCGAGTATTGTGTCATCACCAGGACATATGACACCTTCAAGAGAAACATCCTTCCACAGCTTGGTAGAATGATAGGATCAGATGTTAGATACTACTCTGGCAAGAGGGAGATGGTAATATTTAACAAGGTTATCCACATAGTCGGGGCAGATGATGAGAGGAGTGAGAGCAAGATTCGAGGAAGTTCTTTTCAAGGAGCGTACGTTGATGAAACTACTATTATTCCAGAGAGCGTATTTAGAATGCTCATCTCCCGTTGTTGTATGGGTGGTGCTAGGATCTTCGCCACGACTAACCCAGACTCACCTTACCACTGGCTAAAGAAGGATTTCCTCACAGATAACCCAGACGTCCTAAGTTGGAAGTTCACATTAGATGACAACCCCAAGCTCACCCAGGATGAGAAGGAGTATTTGAGGAGGCAGTATAAGGGCATTTGGTTCCAGAGATTTATAGAAGGCCGATGGGTTCAGGCTGAAGGAGCCATATACGACTTTTTTGATGACTCCATCCACGTGATCAATTTTCCCCCAGGAGGAGCAGAGTATTACATTGTCGGGGTCGACTATGGGACGACGAACCCTTGCGCCTTCTGTCTAATAGGGATAAATAGATCCAGATATCCTAATATGTGGGTTGAGGAGGTGTATTATTGGGATAGTAAGGCCAAGCAGAGACAGAAGACAGATTCAGAGTATGCAGCAGACCTGGCAAAGTTCATCGATGGGAGGCATGTCAAGGCGGTCTATGTAGATCCTTCGGCAGCGTCATTTAAGCTTGAACTCCATAGATCAGGGCTACAAAATATTTATGATGCACAGAATGAGGTTGTAGATGGGATTAGGTTGGTCTCTAAATTGATGTCCAATGGAACCCTTAAGGTCTGTCGAAACTGTGAGGCTATCATAAAAGAGTTCAGGGGATATGTTTGGGACTCGAAGTGTATGAAAACAGGGGTTGACAAGCCCTTGAAAGAGAATGATCATTGCCTCGACGCCTTACGATATGCCATGTACTCTCACTTATTTGGCAAGGAAGGCTTCAAAAGCATGACCCCACAAGACATCGACAGAAACTACTCTGAGGCCATGGGGGACAACTCCCTGCCAGCTCCATTTAGGGACATGCCAACAGGGGGATATGGCTCTAGATACTAGATTTTTTTTCAACCTGCAGCTTGCTCAAGTGCACTTGGTTCGTCTGATCCCCAACTGACGAGAGAGGCTCTGACTCCATAACATATATGGCCACAGAGATGATAACAGCCAGCACAAACAACAACGCCCCTATCATCCATTGGGCTTCTTTTGGTATCTCTTTTAACTCATCCATCTTCACTCCCCTATATCGCGCTTACTGGTATATTTGCCTCTGCCTCAAGGTCTGCATCAGATCTAGCCTCAGCGTCCACTACATCAGTAGCTGTGCCATGAGTGTCGGTCTGTATGATCGAGATAGTGCATCCAGACCATATAGATATAAGAGGGAAAAGAAACAATAATTTTCTCATAAAATCTCTCCTTTTTCTGCCTGCCCTACCCCATATACCTTTTCTTTCATATTGTTTGCACCTATATTTTCCTGTATCATTTTGTAAATCCTTATATTATAGGAGATAAAAATAATGTCGTGTTTACAACTAGAATTGTTTGATACCCCAGCTCATGAGATATTAAGGGGGGAGGTTAGGGAATTAGAGAAGAAGATGGGGAATGTGAGGAGGGGTATATTTCAGAGGCATGACGAGCTAGAGAAAAAATATGAACTGGCGAGGGAAGAGATTGAAAAAATGAAAGATGCTTTGCTGCAACTGCAAGAGACCATGAAGAACTACGAAGCAGCCTTATTCCCAGTCTCCTCTTTTGCTGCTGGTACCTTCCCTGGGCTCAAGTCAATATCAACCCCTGTTTCCGCCTTTATGATGTCCTCGCAAGCCTCCTCTACTGGATTATCGCTACCCCAAAAATAATAACTAATAAAGCTTACGACTACACAAATAGAAACTATAATAGAAACAACAAGAAGTTTGTCCATATTAACCTAATAAGTTTACACAAAAAACAGATTCTCCAACAACAGCATCGCCAGCAATATAAACGCTTTTAGCTCCACCGCCTATGTTTATTTGGACATCTATTGGATCGCCAGCATTACATTTATATATTGTTGATAGTACATAATAATTTCTTACTGTAGCTAAGAGTATATATGCATTTGGATATGGATTATTTTGAAGAAAATATATCATATTTCCGTTAACTCTAGCAAAACATCCCGCGTTTACATGTGCTGCTGTAAGGCCGTTTACAGTGACAAGAGCATTTATAGCATATATTCCATCAACTGGAACAGTATATGTACCTGTTGCTGGATTGTAATTGCCTCCTACGTCAAAAGAGACTCCGTCAAAAACAACCTGTACTTGAGTATTATTTCCAGTAATACCGGCAGTATTGGCTGATCTATATGCCCTCATCATCGGCTGGAGAGGATAATTTATTTGCCCAGCTGGGTACACCCTCATAACGTCTGTGCCGCCAAGAGCTGCACTTCCTGATAGCACAAATTTATTTAAGTTTGAGTTGTCTAGTCCCCATGACCAAAACTGCCCCCCACTAATAGCTGCCTGATACATAGCGTCACCAGCTGCTTCTCCCCCAACTTGGGTTAAAACTTTTGCTGCCGACCCTGCAAAATTGTTAAGATTTTGGACAAATAAAGTTCTTGTAGTACCGGCTACTAGTCCTCTAATAGAAAAATCATTTAAGCATTCATTATCAAGTTGATTTATAGTCATTGTTTTTCCCTGTTTTTCTCTTTTATGAAATTAATGGATTTCCCTTTACGCTCAAAATCTGCCATGTTGAATTAGCAACAATACAAACCATTTCAAGCCCATTTGTTGGCTCCATTGATGTCACCTTAATTCCAGCCCCTGGAGATGTAAATACTATATTGTTAAACACTATGGTCTGCCCAGCTGCTAACTCTAATGTCCAACCTCCAGCTGATGCTCCCTGTATCCGTATAACTGTATTTACTGGGCACAGAAGAGGCATAGTAAACGCTGTTACTGCGCCAATAGTAGTATAATATCCTCTATTTGCTGCGAGAGCCTGAGCGGCCCCAAGAGCTGGAAACCAGAAGAAAAATCCTGGAGATCCTATAAGAGACACAAAGCCAGCGACAGCTGTAAAATATAGTGGGTCAAAAGTGGCTACCCCTTTTGTCACTCCATCAGCCTGCGCGTCCTGTATAGAAAATTCAAGCGTGTCAGCAGCGATAGATGCAGAGGTAATCCCAGATAAAAGAGGACCATCACCAACGACAAATACTGCCGCTCCACCTATAGGCGCCCCAAAATTGCCCTGTATTGTCTGTATCCCAGCAACCCCAGCCCCCGAAAGAGGCGTCCACGTAGCGAGTTGTCGAGTTCCTGGGGCGGGGATGCTGGTCTTGCGAGTTAGCATCCAAACTGCATTAGCTTCCATCCAGACCCAGATATCACCGAGATTGTAGTTTAGGCAATCAGACGGTAAAGGGGCTCTGCCGTGGACTCCAGATTTTATGACGATATTTCCTGGCGTGAGGGGAAGAACCCCCATGTAGGATGTCGGATTGTTCGAATGTATTGGAGAGCTCATAATAATCCTTTTTTCAACATACTAGTCTCCCGCTGAATCTGCTGCTTATTAGAGCCCCAACAAAATCCCAGGTGTCTCCAACACTTCCTACCCCTGATACGGCGGGAGTTATCGAATCACCTGCTGCAAGAGAATAATCTGTTGTATTTCCGCCCCATAAATTTGTACCATTTAAGCCGAGTCCCCATGTAGAGGTTATCTGTGTGCCATTTTTTTTGAGATATACGTTGAGATAACTTACAGCAGCAGCGCCTTCAAAAGAAAACGAGATAGTAAATTCATAAATTCCTGCTACAGGAGCAACAAAAGCGCCCGTCCCTGTATTATAATCAGAATTTCTATCATAAACCTCTGTATTACAAATTATATTGTATACAGTACCGGTACCTGTGATATTATTTACACCAGCTGACGGATAGGCCATAAACGCAGACTGCAAAGGGTAGGTTATCTCCCCAGTGTCTAGCGCTGACATGACCGTACCAGTAGCAGAGGCTAGCGTAAAATCCCCTGTTCCATATTTGAGAGCTAAAATGCTCGCCCCTGTTGTATTCCCAAGAGTAGTGGTTCTGGCTATGGCATTTGTCCCAAGATTTAGCGCGCCTGTTCCACAATCAATAACAACAGATGTTGCCCCAGTCCCATTACCTACTGTCACAGTTTTAGCAACAGCATCAGCCCCTATATTGATAGCTCCTGTGCCAGTAGAAACAGCAAATGTGCCATTAGTCGTAGTAATCGCCGACCCACCAGTCCCGGTGTTGACATTAACAGCTGTTGCCCCTGTAACGTTCCCAATTGTGGTCGTCCTAGCTGCTGCACCAGTCCCTATATTGATAGCTCCAGCGGTCGCGTCTGTCCCAATCGATACCGTTCCACCATTGAGTGTAACATTGGCCGCGAGAATTTCGTTATTCCATGAATTCAGAGTTGGCATACATATTCCTTATTTTACTTGTTTCATAGCCAATTCAGATTCTAGTTTTTTTGCATGGCCATCCTTATAGTCTGGCTGTGAACAAATCAATTGAGCTAGTGCATCATCTCCAGAGGGAAGCATTTGATATCTTTCCTTTAATCTAGGCTCCCACTCCCTCTTTAGATTAATAAGACAATGCTCATATTTGTGCGTGAGCACCCATTCTAGGCGCCTTTTCATGTCTGCATCGAATAAATCTTCTGGAATCTCGCTTTTGATAACAGCTTTTTGTGTCTCTGACAGCGAGAACACTTCTTGACCATCTACACTAATTTTCATAAAAA